TCGGGTCCGCTCTTTTGTCCATGACACCCATTGCCGAGTACAAGCGAGTGTCTGTTATTGCGAGATACCATGACCCTAAACATCCGCGTCTCCGCTTTGTCCTGGTCCTAAAAAGATAGCTTAGTCTCCGGTCTCGTCTCCGGATGTTTGCCTGCTCCGTTGCTCGGAGCGGGCTTTTTTGTTTGTTTGTGTTATTTGTTGATAAAGACAGATGATTGACTCTTGGATGTTGCAAAAATCAGATTAGTTATTAGGAGAGGGAGAAAGGTGTGGTTTGGTCATTTTTCCTCCGCAATTTCAACGGCTTAGACCCCATAACCTATAACCCATTGATCCTCAACACCTTAAAAACAGGCATTCCGCTTGCTATTAGCAACTCCCATGCCAAATGTAACCTATTGATTAGTATGTGATAAAAAGCCCAATGTATATGGGGGGATAGAAAGTACAGAGATTCTGGGGGGTTGGGTGGAAAAGCCCCCTCGACAAACCCCACCAAAATTTCGGGATTTCCCCTCCCCCCAATCTCCGTGTTACTCTCACCAAAACCACACGAACAGGATGTTCACGGATGGAAATCAAGACAGAGAGCAATGCCAACATAAAACGCAGAATCCTCGACGATCTGGCAAACGGCACAATGCTCAAAGAGACCCTCGCAAATCTCAAAATCAGCCCAGAAACCTTCATGTCTCTCAGAGACGACCCGGAGTTCGACACAAGCATTCGTGCTCTCCAGTCACGGATATTGCCCAACGACTTTGCCGAGGCGAAGCTCAAGAGGCTTTTTGAGCGTGGAGAGGCTGACTCGGAGCGTTACGTCGAAAAGATAACGCCTTCGACAGCGATGCAGATAGCCGAGAAGATGGGAGATGCTCTTTCACGGGGTCTGACCTACGAGCAGGCGTGCATTTATGTGAGCGTCTCACCGCTGGATATCCGGAAGTACGCAGAGAAGAACCCGGATTTCTTTAAGGCACTGAACGAAGCCGAGATGCGCTTCTCACTTTTCCTCATTGACAAGATCATGCGCCACGCACAGGACGACTGGAAAGCTGCTTCATGGTTACTCGAACGCAAGTATCCAGAGAAGTGGTCGGATGTGAAGCGCGTGGATATCAAGCAGCGCGCGGCGATTGAGAAGACAACCCAAATCCGCGACCAAAAGCAGATGAAGGGGAAGATATCGACAGTCGATGTGCAGAAGATGAGTGACGAAGAACTCAGAAAGATGCTCGAAAGTTCACGGTCATAACGAAGGAACTTTTTTGATGACCAAGCGCGGCTGAAAGGTAAGAAATGCGATGTTTGGATCTTTTCAGCGGAATCGGCGGAATTGCGTTGGCACTGAGGCCATACGTTCAGACTGTCGCCTATTGCGAAATTGAACCGTATTGCCAAGCAGTTCTTTTGGAAAGGATGCAATCAGGTGAATTGGATAGTGCTCCAATCTGGGACGACGTTACAACACTCAACAGCGAAATACTCGACACTGACATCGACATCATTTGTGGCGGCTTTCCCTGCCAAGACGTTAGCGTCGCAGGAAGGCAAGCTGGAATTGCTGAAGGAACAAGAAGCGGTCTTTTCTTTCACGTCATGCGACTTGTTCGGGAATTTAGACCGTCCTTTGTGTTCCTCGAAAACGTCTCAGCCATTTGCAATAACGGACTTGATGTCGTCCTCAAGGAAATTGCCGCAGCAGGGTATCATGCACAATGGTGTTGTTTATCCGCTGCCGAAGTCGGCGCACCGCACAAGCGAAACAGGTGGTGGTTATTGGCCTACGCCGACGGCACGCGACTACAAAGACAACGGATCGCCATCAGAATTTATTCGCAACACGCCTCCATTGACAGCATCAGCGATCATTTGTGGCCAGCAGGCAAAGGCGAACAACACGCGCACGAACCAAAACGCATTGTGGCCTACGCCAAACACCCTAGACGGAAACCTACCAAGACCGAGGGAAGCACTGATCAAGCAATTTCAGATCGCGAGAAAGGGCAGAACCGCACCAGCAAACTTACGCGAAGCTGTGCACCCGGGTTGTCACCCTCAGAACCTTACAGACCCGACGCTGTACCCAGTCAATCTTGTCTTGAACCCGGAGTGGGTCGAAATGCTGATGGGATACCGCACAGGACACACAGAATTAGAGCACTTGGAAATGCTGTTGTGCCTCAAGCGGCGCGTAAAGCGTTTGAAACACTAATGCTTACACAGCCGACAGAGGAACTTTGGTAGGTGAAATTAACCAACGAAGAATTTCTACAAATCCAACTTGAGTTGAGGAAGCGTGACCTGCACAGGTTCGTAGCCTCCACGGTTCCTAATTTCTCAGACGGTTGGTTGTACCATCAGCTTTGCGAAAAGCTGCAAAAGTTCGCAGAAGATGTCCGTGAGAAGAAAAGCCCGCGACTGATTGTGTGCATGCCCCCGCGACACCTTAAAAGCGAGACCATCTCAGTACGGTTCCCTGTTTGGGCGATGCTCAATAATCCGGGGTGGGAGATTATTGTCTCGACCTACGGCTCGAATCTCTCCGACCGTCTTTCACGGAGAGCACGTTCACTGATGACGGAGCTTTATATCCAAACACTTTGGCCGACAGCGCGCTTAGACCCGAACCAATTTTCCGTGAAGGAATGGAAGATGTTTCACGGGTCGAACTTTGCGATACCGACGACCTACAAAGCGGTGGGCAGGGGTGGTGCGTTGACGGGCAGCGGTGCGCATATCCTTATTTGCGATGACCTGATTAAAGACCAGGCCGAGGCAGACAGCCCACGGGTGCGGGATGATATGTGGCATTGGTTCAACTCAACGGCACGAACACGTTTGACACCCGGTGGCGGGATCATTGTTGTGAACACGCGCTGGCACAAGGACGATATTACGGGCCGGTTGATTGCAGAGAGTGATGCAAAGACGGGCGACCACTGGGAGGTGATTAACTTCCCTGCGATTGCGGAGTTTGATGAGCCGTTCAGGAAGATGGGTGAGGCACTGCACCCGGAAAGGTTCGACCTAGCCGCGTTGGAGAAGATGAAAAAAGCGTTGCCGAACCGTTGGTGGGATGCGCTTTATCAGCAGCGTCCTGCTTCGGTGGGTGGTGAGATATTGAAGGCGCGCTGGTTTAGGGAGTTTGACGTAGCGCCTGAGATGGATCTGATCATCCAAGCGTGGGACCTTCGTTTTTCACGGTCACAGACAGCAGGCTCATCGTATGTGGTGGGTCAGGTTTGGGGTGCGCGCGGCTCGAAGCGTTATCTTCTTGACGAGATGCGCGGGCGATGGAGCTATACTGAGAGCAGAGATGCTATCAGGGAGATGTGCGAGCGTTGGCCGCAGGCGACGGCGGTGTTGGTTGAAAATAAAGCCAACGGACCGGCGATTGAGAGTGACCTTGAGGGAGAAGTTTCTGGTCTTGTGCTGTACGATCCGAGGGGTGACAAGATACAGCGCCTTGAGCGGGTATCACCACTGATTCGCGCGGGCGATATTTACTTACCGCCCTACGATCAGGCACCGTGGATAAACGATTGGTTGGGTGAGGTGTGCGGTTTCCCGCGTGCGCCGAACGACGACCGCGTGGATGCGATGAGCATGGCACTTGCATATTTGCATGAGCTAAAGAGCGAGTTGGGAGCGGTACAGGCAATGCACCTCTTGTGATAGGATGTGTGCGATGGCGTTGGTTGTTGAGCTTAAAAAAGGCGAGGCGGTGAAGATAGGGAACCATGTGTTGCTGGTCTCAGCCACACGCGGCGCACGCCTTGTTCTCAACGCACCAAAGGAAATGAAAATCGAGCGGCTTGGGATTGTTGAGGTCAAGGACAATGAAGAAAAAGTTGAAAGCGCGACCATCGTCAGAAAAGCTCTCCCCGCTGAAAAGCGTTGAGCCGACAGACTGGGACGATGCGGCACTAGGGAATTGGAGTTCAGAGAATCAAGCGTTGATGGACGCCCGCACGCTCAAGAGTTTATTCTTTGGCGAGGACTGGGTGTACATCACGGTCGATGCCTACGCACAACCATTGTCAACTGTCCCGTTGCGCGTGTTTGCGCGTGAGAACACGGCCAACAACACAGATGCGTGGAAACCTGTTTCCGAGCGCCACAAGCTGAACCAAATGCTCAAGAACCCAAACGAGTACCAAGATGGGACACAGTTCCTCTATTCGGTGATTGCTGACTACATCTTGGGCGGCAATGCGTTTTTCTTCTTTGCACCGAAATCAGGCAGCATGATCCCCGTGGGCTTCGAGCGGGTCTCGTACCAGTTTGAGGGCGGGCTACCCAAAACATACCTAGTGACCAATGGCGTGGATGAGACGTTCACGGACAACAAACCCACATCCTACAAAATCCAAGAGATCTGCCATGTGAAACGCCCGAACCCCGCGAGTGTTTTCTATGGCCTGTCGCCCTTTGTACCCGCGCGCAAATCATTGCTCTTTAACCGCTACTCGCAAGAATATCTCAATAGCTTTTATCTCAAGGGCGCGACCCCACAGTTTATCCTTTCGCTTGAGCGTGAGGCGAACGAGTTGTCTGCACAGCGGCTCCTCAAATCAATGGAGCAAGCCTACACAGGCAGACGCAACCAACGCAGGACAATGCTGCTTCCCAAAGGTGTGTCGATAACGACCGCTGAGAACAAGATCTCTGATCAGCAGCTTGTCGATCTGATTAACCTAAACCGTGAGACCATCCTCAACACGCTCCACATCCCAAAGCATGTGGTCGGTATGCAATCCGCAGGCTCGCTTGGGTCTGAGGAGGCGAAGATGGCGCTGAGGTATTTCTGGGAGTCGGCAGTCCGTCCGACGGGTGACTCGATTGCCTCGGCGATGTCGAAGTATTTCCGTGAACAGAGACTTTTGGGACAGAACGAGGAATTGCGCTTTGACTATTCGGGCGTGATGGCGTTGCAGGAGAATCTTGACGCGAAGGCAAACCTTTCGATTCAGATGCTCCAGTCGCACACGCTCAATGAGGTGCGTGCAGCGTTGTGGCAGCTACCACCCGTCAACGGTGGTGATGCGCTCCCCGGCTCGAAACCGCCTGTGCTCCAGTCCATCCAAGTGAACCCCGAAGTTGTGGCGACACAGCCCGAGACACCGAACATCTCCCCTGCTGTCACGGAAGCCAAAGCACTCCTTGAGGTGCCTGAACAGAATCTCAAGGCACCCTACGATGCGATTGATTTCCAACCAACGCAGAAGATGGCCGAGAACGCAGAGCGCGGCCTTAAATTGCGCGAGGAGTTTGGTCGCGGCGGAACGTCTGTTGGCGTAGCGCGCGCGGTTCAATTGAAAAACAGAGAGAACCTCTCACCCGATACAGTGCGCCGGATGCGTTCATTCTTTGCACGCCACCAGCACGATAACCTGACCCAAGTTGACCCACCCTCGAACGGCTACATTGCCCACCTTCTTTGGGGTGGCGATGAGGGCAGAGATTGGGCTGAGCGGATTGTCGCGCGCATGGAGCGCATCGACGAGATGGACGACAATGAAGATTCAATCAAGGCACTCTCGCAGGATATCGAGGACGCCTCAAAAAAGCCTGAACCTGAGATGGTTCTTTGGGCACTCGACTTGTTCACGGACAGCGCCAAGATAGCGGCTAAGGGTGTGGACACCGTTTACCGCGCGAAGGGCGAAGACGAGGACCGGCTGAAAGAGATAATCGAGGAAGAACTCAAAAAGCTCCAAGCAGACTATCTGGAGCGATATAACAAAGTTTTGGAACCAGCACTTGAGGACGGCTACCGCGTGCAAGCAGCGACCGTCTTTGACGCTCCTGCGCGTGAATCCATTTTGGCGGCGATTGCGATAGACAGAGAGGGGCGTTTGGATTTCCTCAAGGCACGCGGGATTGCTTCTTTTGAAGGCATCAACAAAACAACCACCGACGAAGTGATGAGCATTGTTCTTGAGGGCGTGAAAGAAGGCCGCACGACCGCCGAGACCATCGAGAACATCCGTGGTTACTTCACGGACAAGGCTGCGATGCGAGCGCGCCGGATTGCCCGGACAGAAACACTGACAGCAATCTCTATAGGCCAAGCGTCAATGATGCGAACAGTGGCCAAGGCTGTCCCTGAGCTGAAGAAGATCTGGGTTACAATGGCTGATGAGCGTGTACGCGGGCGGAACCCAAGCGACACCGCTGACCATGTATCGCTTCACGGTGTGGAGAAGAATTGGAACGAGGAATTTGAAGACCAACTCTCTTATCCAAGGGACCCACGCGCACCGGCTAAACATGCAGTGAATTGTAGGTGTAGTATGATCACAATTTTCCCGCAGGATATTGATAAAGTCAGGCAAGATATCGCCAATCTTATGAAGGAGTGATGTGATGAATTTCCGCTTCAAAGCACTTGGCGCAAAGCCAAACGAGAACGATGTGGTCATTGAAGGGTATGCAAACTACTTTGCCAAAGATGCCTACAATGAACGCATGGACCCGATGAGCGTCAAATTGGAACGCTACAAGAAAAACCCAATCCTGCTTTTTAACCATGACATGAACTACCCCATTGGTCGGGTTGTTGAAGTGACCCCCAAGGAAGACGGTTTGTACGTCAAGGCTGCGGTTTCGGGCGTGGACCATGATAAGGTGTCATACGTCCGTGAACTGGTTAAGGACGGCACTCTTTGCACGTTCTCTGTCCGGTTCGCAGATGAGACGGTTGAGGAAGATCCGCAAACTGGTGGTAAGCTGATCAAAGATTGGGAATTGCAGGAGCTTTCGATTGTAAGCATTCCAGCGCAACCCGACTCGACTTTTTCGCTTTCTAATTACAAATCTCTGAGGGATCTGCGTATGGACGTGTTGAAAGCCAAGGGTGCAATGGTGGCCGAGTATGTTCAAGGTCACATGGATAAAGTGGAACTTGAAAAAGGCGAACTGCTCGAAAAACTGATGCAGCTTTCTGGCCTGTCTGAAGTTGAGTTGAGCGAAACGCTCGCAGGCAACGTCACTCCGGTCTCAGAATCATTCATGGCCGCATGTGCAGAGGTTCTCGGCTGTGACCTTCAGAAGCTCGACGAGTTGAACGGTCAGGATGTTGAGGCTGAGAAGTCAAAGCCCAAGGAAGAAGACAAAGAGAAGGCAGATAGCCCTGAAGTTCAGGCGTGTGTTTCTGAGAAAATCCCAAAACTGATTCAAGAAGGGTACGCACAAGATCGGGCATCGGCGATTGCCTACGATATGTGCCGTAAGAAGTCGGCCTGTGATTGCTCTAGCGAGGGAGGCGTCAAAGAGTTGGCCAACGAGAACCCAATCTTGATGATCATGCAAAGCCAGCTTGAAATGCTCGGTAGCCTTAATGCTAAGATGGAATTGCTCATCAAGGCGGTCGAGGCATTGGCCGGTTCACAGCCTGAGCCGAAGTTGGAACAACCAGTGGCTCAGATGGGTGCAGAGTACGAAAAAATGATCTCTGAATATCAAGAACGCATCAAGGCTTTATTGGATTGAAATAAAAGTGTGCTATTTTTAGTCGAGGCAAGAAGCCAAAGACCTAGTTTGTATTCCTTTGAAGGAAGGTACGTTTCATGGATAAGAAGCTCGAAGAAATGAAGGTAGAGTTGGATTCTAAGATCGCTGAGTTGGAGAAGATGAAGTCGGTTGGCATTTTGGGCCAAGCGAAAAGCACTTCTGACGAAGCTCGTTTGATGGGCGCTTTCGGCGCATCGTCACTTGAGAAACTCATGAGCACAAACGTCGCTGATGACCGTTTCGCTCACGTTAGCGAAAACGCTAAGGCAACGGTTTTGGCTATCAAGCGCGACCTTGATGTTTCGCGTGCTATTGGCCAAATCTTTCACGGCGCAGAACTCGACAGCGAGACACGTCATGGCCGCGTTAAGGGCGTTCTTGATAACAGCTTCGCACGCGAAGTTGACCTCAAGGGCCGTCTGAAAGCATTCGGATCGACCGTTGTCGGTGCCGGAGATGAACTTGTGCCCACCCTTGTTGCCTCGAACTTTATTGAGGAATATGAACTGCTTAAAAAAGTTCAAGGATTGTTCAAATCCTTAAATATGCCTTCGGCTACTTGGGAGCTTCCACTCCAAACCAAGGTAACAACCGCACGTTTGGTTGGTGAAGGCGCTGCCGCAACGGACGTAAACTTCGGTACTGACAAGGCAGTCATGACCGCGAAAAAGTTCAGCGAGTATTTTGTACTCCCAGAAGAACTTGACGCTGACTCTGCTGCTCCGATTCTGAGCCTTGCACGCTCTGAAATCATCGAAGCTCAGGCCCGCGCAATCGAGAAGGCAATCCTCGAAGGCGATATCTCTGCCTCCCACATGGACAGCGATGTTCTTGGCGCTGACGACGCTCGTAAGGCTTGGAAGGGTCTCCGTAAGGCCGCTCTCGCAGCAGCTTCCTCGGTTGACTTCGCGGGTGGTGGCGTGACCAAGTTGGGTCTCGACGCTATGCGTAAGAAGATGAGCAAGTACGGCGTGAACCCAAGCGAACTGGTTTATCTGGTTGGCTCAAGCGCATACAGCCAAATGCTCAACATCGACGAAGTGACATCAATCGACAAGATTGGTTCCGCTGCAACGATGGTCAAGGGCGCACTCAGCATGTATCGCGGTTCACCAATCGTGGTTTCTGAGTTCATCCGCGAAGACTTGAACGACGCTGGTGTACACGATGGCGTGACAACCAACCGCACCTACCTCCTGCTCGTCAACGCTAAGCGGTTCTACATGGGCCAAAGAGCGCCGATCAAGGTCATGGTGAAGCAAGACGCTCGTCCTGAATTCGATCGCTGGCAATTGGTTTCCTACCAACGCTGCGCGTTCGTGGGACACAAGCAAGCAGGCGAAGCACTCGCAGGCGGCGGAACCTCGGCAGAGCGTTCAGTAATTATCGGTATCGACATCCTCTCCTAATCGCCGATAATTAGGTAAAATGGGGGGCACTACGCCCCCTTTTTTTATGTCTGGAGATCCAATGAGCGTTATTAACCTACCGCTAGTGCAGTTTGGTGAGTTTCAATCCATCACGCTCTTTGATTTAGAGACGCGCGGGCCGGGTACATATCGTGTTCCGCTTCAGGTGCGCGGAAACTCAATCCTGAGTTCTTTGCTTGTCACGGAAATCGCAATAGGCGCGACCGTCAAGGTCAACTATTTCCAGACAACATCGGGCAATGAGATTCAAGAGCGTTCCGAACTCGCAGGGCATACGATCAAAACCCTACCGAGCATGGATTCAGACACGATTATCGTCGCGCGGATGCACTTTAAGCCAATATGCGAAGTAATTATCGAAGGTGGTAACGTCAAGTTCGGTCTCATGTGTACGATGGTCTCGGCGTTTGCCTCCGATATCGAAAGCTCACTCTTTCGAGATCAGCAGTCGTTCATTGGTTCTGAGCGCGGTATCCCGCTGATTACGGTTGATGACGAGACCGATAGCTTTCGCTTTCTTCGTTCACGGAACGGTAAGATCATCACCTCAGAAAGCGAGGGCGAAGATTTCCACATTCAGCACTCTGATTCCGTGAATGGTGGAGAGAAAAAGACTATTATCGCGCATGAGTGTTTCTCTAAGGCACTTAAAATATCGCAAATCTTTGTCAGTGCGTTGGGTGACTTCAAGTTCGATGTGCGCGTCAACGGCAGACTGACTTCCGTATTGAGAACTTCTGAGAAGTGTCCCAACGGTAGCTTAACTTTGACTCCGTTCAAGATAGCTTCAAAGGGTTCTCTTGTTACAATCGACGCAGAACGCCTCACAGGAACCGGATTTCCGATCTGTGATGTATCATTGAGTGGATATGAATTTATCAAAGAGGTCTTGGAAGATATGTCGAGCCTTACAAAGATTGTATTCAACAGGTCAGGTGCGCTTATCATGCCATTCAAGGCCGTTGCTTGGGTGGATGACAACTCTGTTACACTTGCAGACGCAGACGGTATCGGTGTTGCCGACTTTGCAGGGATCACTCAAGACGGAATCGCGCATCTTGGTTATGGGAAAATTCATAAACTCGGTGAGGTTCCCGGCGCTCTCGTCGGATTCGGAGCAATTGCCGGTCAGCCTGTTTATCTTGGTGCTATCCCGGGCCAGATTACTCTCACGGCACCCACTGAAGGCTCTATTTTCCGCATAGGTTTTGCAGAGCCGCCAAGTGGAGCACATAGTGGAGAGGCAACATCGCTGTTTATCGATCCACAAGTTATCTCTGAGGCGTAAAATGAGTTCAGAAAGTCGCAAAATATTCATTGAAGGAAAGCCGGTGGAATCTATAAAAGATGACCAAAAATTGGCATCCTTTTTTGAGCAATTTGATGATACCATCTTTAGAGTCGCTGAGAAAAAGTTCAATGCGATGTGCAAGAAGCATGAGACGAAGGCTACCATGACGATTTTAATTCGTTTTGAGGAGGAGTGAGAAGATGGCTACACAAAATTTTCAGTTAATTACCTGGGACGGACTCAAGCAGAAAAGGATTGATTCTGAATCTGCTGAGTTCAAGTTTGGCAAACTGTCCGTTGGTGCATTGCCTGCAATCAGCGAAGTTGGCGGAAAGCTCGACTTCGGTGGTGCGGTCATCACGAACGTAGGCGCTCCTAGTGCTGCTGGTGACTTAACAACCAAAGCATACGTTGACGCGGCTGCTGCATCTGCTGGCTCTGCTGCTGTTGCAGGCGTACAAGCTGACCTCGACGCTCTCGAAGCTGCTTTTGCCCAAGAGCTTTTGGATCGCGCTTCTGGTGATTCGAGCACATTGTCATCTGCTGAAGCGTACACAGACCAAAAGATTTCTGAATTGATTGGAGCCGCTCCTGGTGCTCTGGACACTCTTAAAGAAATCGCTGACGCGCTTAACAACGATGCAAACATTGCTTCGACTCTGACAACTTCGATTGCTGCTGTTCAGGCAGAAGTCGATGCAGAAGAATCGGCTCGCGCTGCTGCAATTTCTGCTGAGCAATCTGCTCGTCAGACGGCTGTCTCGGCTCTTCAAAGCGACATCGACGCAGTTGAATCTTCGCTTAATAGCGAAATCAGCCGCGCTCAAGGCGCTGAAAGTGCTTTGGCTACTAGCATTACTGGCCTGCAAAGCGATTTGTCTGCTGAGTCTTCCGCTCGTCAGTCTGCTGATTCAACTCTCGACGGCAAAATCACGACTGAAAAGAATCGCGCAGAAGCCGCTGAAGCTAACTTGCAAGACGGAATTGACGACGTTGCTGCTGACCTTGCTTCTGAAGAAGCTCGCGCATTGGCTGCCGAAGGTGCTCTCGACGGACGCTTGGACGTTCTGGAAGGCTCTGGCGCTGGTTCTGTCGCAAAAGCTCAAGCTGATGCTCAAACCTACGCCGACGGCAAGTTCTCCACAGAACAGTCACGCGCTCAGGCTGCTGAAGCTGGCCTCGCAAGCGACATCGCTGATGTTGCATCTGACCTCGCTGCTGAAACCTCGGCTCGTGAGTCTGCAATCTCTGGCGTTCAAAGCTCAATCAGCACAGTGTCGTCTGGCCTCGCTCAAGAACTCGTTGACCGCGCTGCGGCTGTCTCGGCTGTTCAAGCTGAAGTTGACGCTCTTGAAGTTGTGGTCGATGGCCTGAACTTCATCAGCAAGACAAACGCAAACGCTTCTGCTGTTGCTGCTGGCAAAGTGCTTTACATCAAGTCGAACGGTCAAGTTGACCTCGCTGACAAAGGCACAGACCTGTCGGACAGCGCATTGGTTATCGCTGGTCAGTCAATCGCTTCTGGCGTTGCTGGCAAAGTGGTCATCAAAGAAGGAACTGTCGTTGGTGGATTCTCTGGATTGGTTCCAGGCAAGAAATGCTTTGTTGGCGCTGCTGGTGCAGTCGTGCAAAGCTTGTCTGGATTCAGCAACGGAAACTCGGTCTATTGCGTAGGTCGTGCTATCTCTGCCACAGAGATTGCCTTCCAGCCTGTTTACGAGTTTGAATACTGATAAACTGGGGAGCAGAGAAATCTGCTCACCTTTTTTCAAGGAATCAAACAATGACTCAACGACTCATTGCGGTCGATGACATCACCGGCAAACGCAGTCTTATCGACGTGCCTGCCGGTGGAGGCATTGATCCAGACGTTCAATCATTCACGGAAAATGGAACGTGGACAAAGCCAGCCGACTGCAAACAAGTGCGAGTCATCCTCATTGGCGGAGGCGGTGGTGGTGGCTCTGGAATGTATGCAACCACCGGCTCACAATGCGGTGGCGCAGGTGGTTCCGGTGGCGCTTACATCGTCAAAGACTTTCTCGCTTCTGAATTGACATCGACTGTCGCTGTCACGGTCGGCACTGGAGGCGCTGGTGGCGCTGCTGTCTCAACCAACGGCTACAATGGCAAAGATGGCGCTGATGGAAACGCTACAACTTTTGGCTCATACGCAAAGGCTTTCGGTGGCAAAGGTGGCGCTGGAGGCTGTGAGTTTGTCTCAGGCCGCATGAACTTCTTTTTCTCTGAAGGCGGCGCTGCACAATCTGGTGGTGTCCGTGGTGGCGGAGGTTCTCTGCTTGCTGGACAATCCGCTGCCAATACCGTGAACGCTCCTTCATCCGGAGGCGCTGGTGGAGGAATCATCACAACGTCTCAAGCAGGTGGTTCTGGTGGCACTGCTGATATCGGTCCCGGTGGTTCAGGTGGCTCTGGTGGATATTCTCGCGCCACAGGTGCCGGTGATTCTGGCATCGCTGGCTCAGTGAACGGTGGCGGTGGAGGAGGCGGAGGTGCTTCCAAAGGAACTGCTTCCGGAGCAGGCGGAAATGGCGCTAGAGGCATTTGTATCGTTATCGCTTATTGAGGTGGCAAATGAAGAAGCTGAAATACTGCGGTCCAGAAGATCATATCGTTGTCTTCCTTGAACATGGTGCAGTGAAATTCAAAAAAAATGAAGTCAAAGAAATCTCGGATGTATTCGCTCCGAAGGTTCTTGCTATTCAAGGTCACAAGTTCGAGATCTTTGAAGAACCAAAACAAATTCAAGCCGAGGCAAAAGTTCTTCCCGTGAGGGCGAGGAATCGTCAATTGCCGAAAGCAGAGGTGAAGGATGGCTCTGAACTCTAATGCTCTTGTCACGGTCGCAAATGTAAAGGTGCATCTGGACATTCCTAGCGCCGACGTGAGCCAAGACGCCAAGATTGAGCTTTACATCAATACCGCGAGCGAGCGTATTGAACGCCATCTCGACCGTAAGCTGATTTATCAACAACATACAGAGCGTCAGGACGGACGTGGTTCTGACAGAGTTATGCTCAAGCATTATCCTGCTCAGAAGCCGAATCAAGTCTTTGACGATCCATCGTGGGATTTTTTGACCCCGATTGCCATAGCTGACTACGATATTGAAGACGCGGGCGTTGTCGTTTTGAGAAGGGCGCGCTTTCAGCGTTCCAATCTCAACGTCAAGGTCGTCTACAATGCAGGATATAAGAGTATCGTGGCTCCTGGCTCGGGGCCGGACTTGCCAGCAGACTTGCAACACGCCTGCATATTGCTTGTCGAATGGATGTATCAAATGCGAGCCGACCGTAGGCTTGGCGTCAAAGGCAAGGCTAAGAATCAGGAGAATATCAGCTTTACGCAGGGTATGCCTGCGGAGGTTGTGGAGCTTCTTGATCCGCATCGTCGGATCGATGCGCCGCTAACACCCGCCTCTGTTGGTAATGTCTGATGGCAAAGGTTGAGTTTAAGCGCATAGAGCTTCTCGAACGCCGCCTCGATGCACTTGTTTCACGGGAAACAATCAACACGGCTGGCGAGCGAATTGGTATGTATGTCACCGGACAAATGAAGACCAATGCAATTAGACAGAGAATCGGTAATGAAGGCGGCGGATACGGGAATACGGTCAATGCAATCAATCATCAAGTTCGATCATTGCGCGGTAAGACGATTGTCGAGGCTGGTGTCTATGGCCTTTTTTATGCCCGCTTCCATGAATACGGTACTCAAAACCTCAAACGCACCAATCCTTCACGGATTCTGTATCGTATCCTTGAGAACTACAAAACATTGGGTCTTTTGAAGGGTCCGGGTGGCGGCAAGGGTGTCTTTGATATCAAGACAGGCCGGTTGAAAGAGCGACCCTTTATTAGACCTGCCGTGAACGATAATATTGACACGATCCTTCAGATATTGCGCGAGGAGATGAACAATGCCGGTCGCTAATGATTCACAAATCCTCGACGCGATTGAGAACCAGATCAAAACATTGGCGTGGGTTAAGAAGGTCGAGAGCGAAAATATCCGCCTTGAGTTCTCTGAGATACATGACCATGAGGTTCCCTACGTTCAGATCTATGACAATGGGCAGACTTTCACCCATCAACGCGGTGAGGTGCTCGTAAACTGGCAAATAGCGGTCGAACTTGCGCTCAAATCAAGTTCTCTCAGCGCCGTGAACATGAGAACCCTGCTTGATAAGCGTCAGGAAATTGAGCAAGTCATCGGGTCGAACCCCAATCTCGGCATCCCCGGCGTTATTCATGTACTCTATGTTCAGAATACGCCCGATCTGAACTTGGTTCGGCCATTCTATACGACCACTTTGCTCTTTAGCGTTCAGTACCGGAAGAAGTACGTTAGCGAGTGTTAAGTGTGATACATTTTTGTTTGTAAACCGCCTCAAGGACTGAGCGGATGAAATATCGCTAAGGAAGGATTTTGAAATGGCTAAGAATTACGCATCAATTTATGCCAATACAGGTGATAGCTCCTCGCTCAATCAGCGTTTCTTTGTGAAGCAAGAAGGCGCTCGTGGAGTCATGGCCGTTCCTGCGGCTGCTGACTACTTCTTCGCTCTTGCTGGTGGTTCTTTGAACTTCAGCCAACCGATTGAATCAAGCGCACACCGCTCAGGCCGCCACAACAACAACACCATTAAGCAGAAGAAGGCTCTTGAGTGGTCTTTGCCTACCTACGTCAACATCGACACGGCTGCGGCTCAAGGAACGGCTGAACTTGAAGGCGCTTTGCGCGTCCTTTGGAAGTCTGTCCTCGGAAAAGAAAGCGTTCCGGGCGCAGTTGTTTATGATTCAAGCGAAGATCCAAGCATTACTTTTACGATGTTTGAAGTTGGCGACAAGTTCTGCAAGCAAGCGCGCGGATTGTTCTGTGACTCCGTTGAAATCTCGCTTCCCGGTGACGGCCAATCACAGTTGAATTGGTCGGGCATGGGCGTTGAGAGCTACCTTGTCGGAATCGGCAAATCGACCGTGAACAATAGCGGTGGCAATACTGTCACAGTGCAAGTTGGCGAAGGAAAACAATTCCCTGTTGGCGGCCTCGTAATGATCATTGAAGCAGACGGCTCAACCCGTTCGGCTGATACAGCCGCAGGTTCGGCTCGTAAGATTACAAGCGTTGCTGGCGATGTTGTGACACTTGACGGCGCTGCTCTCGCTGACGCTGATGGCTCCGGCACTCCAGTCTATCTTTGCTATTACGAGCCAGTCATGGCTGGAACAGAGGGAATCGACAACCCACAGACAGGCTTGGTTGGTACATTCACATCGGCTTCGATCCCCGGAACACCCTGTGTCCGTTCGGCGACCATCACAATCGCGAACGGCCATGAGATTGTGAACTATTGTTGGGGTCATGACTCGGCTTCTGGTTCGATTTTTGTTCCTGCAAGCCGTTTGGAAGTGGACGTGTCGATTGAGTTGAACCTCAATAAAGACACGGTGGCGTTCTATAACGCCGTTCAGCAGTTTGAGGCTCAGGACTTGAACTTCAAATTGGGTGATGCAGCAGGTCGTCATCTTGAGATTGACCTGCCCAAGTGCATCTTCCAAGTTCCTTCCATCTCGATCCCGGACACGGGGAGCATTCCCATTTCGTTTGAGGGCAAGGCATATCAGACAGCTCTCGACCAAGCCGACGAGTGCGTAGTGAAATACGCCTAATGTGATATGCTCCATAAGTGACTCCAATGAACGGTTGAGAGCCTCCGCGATTGCGGGGGTTCTTTTTTTGGCATAAATTGATTCATCGCCAGGAAAGGAGATGCAATGGCAATCAAGTTCGCCAGCCCACAGGATATGGTTTTCAAGTTCATTTCTTCTAAGGACGACGCTGTACGCTGCTCGACAGAGGATTATGCAAAGTACATGGAGAGCCTTGATGAGTCGCTCTTAAACCTCAATCCCGAGGTTCAACCCACGCGCTTTATTTTATCTTTAAGCACGAAGATAAAAGATGTTCTCTCAGCCAAGGATTCTTTGGCCGGGATTGCAATGAAGGCTCAGAATACGGGCGAAATGCCCATCTATAGTCTCATGTTTGCTCAGGTTCGCGTGGCCATCCAAGATATTGTCACGGGTGACGTGAGCGAAATGAAGCGCGGTCCTGATGGACTTATCTCTGACGAGATTATGGTCTCTCTTGCAGCTTCAGATATCTTGCCCGAATTGTTCACGGCCCTACAGAACAAACAGAAGTTTTCAGTTGATTCTGGCTTGGTAAAAAAAAGCTAAGCGCAATCATTGAACTTAACTACGCAGATTGGGCGGCGCTTCAAAAAGAAGGCCGCTCTTTTGATTGCACCACATGCAAAGTCCAAAAATTAAGACGCTGCCGTGAAGACAGATGGGATTTTGACGAGAAGGATGGGTCGATCTGGCCTATGTATGTTCACAAAGGCGGAGAGCTATACGGTTTTTGTCCCGCCAAGGCAACTTGGGATGGACAGACCATGAACCTATTCCGTATCCTTCATGTGGCGTCAGAAACCGGAGCAATGTGGGACGATGGGCCATTATCCGAACAACCGGATTGGTTCGTGGATGTGTTATCATGGTTCCTGACAAAGCATGATTTTGCTAAGTTTCAAACTAAGGCAAGGATGGTCTTAGGCGACGGGAAGAAAGAGTCTTCTACAGCGCCAAAATCAACTTCAAGGAAGAAATAATGGCGACGAAAGTGGACACCGTTGTTTCCATCGTCCTTGATGCTTCCGGCGTTGCGGTTGGCTTCAAGGATATCAACGGACAAGTCAGAAACCTGCAAGGTCAGTTTTTGAAACTCAAAGACGGAATGACGCAGGTTGAGAAGGGCAATGAAAAGTTTGCCGAATCCATTGGCTCTGTGGTTACTGCGGCGAAAAAACAAGCCGATGGTCTCAAATCTGTTTCACGGGAAACATCCACTTTCAAAGGTACACTTGAGGGAATGTTCAAGCCGGTCACGGCTCTGAACCAAGCCTTCGGTGTCCTCCAGCAATCGCTTTATATCATTCAACGTGCATTCTCTCTCACGGTCGGCTCTGCGATGGAGCTTGAGCTACAGGTCGCGCGCATCACGACCGTTCTTGATCAATCAGAGGTTGGTCAGATTGATTTCGCAAAACGCATCCTTGATATGCAGCGCACTTTCGGAGCGAATCCGACAGAAGCGGCCAAAGGATTCTATGAAGCTATCGCTTCTGGTGCGACCAATGCAGCCGGATCAGTGGAGCTTATGAACACCGCTCAAAAGCTCGCTATTGGCGGCCTCCTACCGCTTGATAAAGCCTTGAGTGGTCTAACCTCAGTCATGGCCTCATACGGCTACACAGCCGATGAAACCAAGTATATTTCAGATGGGTTCTTCATTGCCGCAGCAAAGGGCAAGACAAACGTCGAAGAACTCACAATGGAAATCGGTAATGTTGCCTCAATCGCGCAACAGGCTGGTGTGAGTTTTGAAGAACTTGTTTCGTCAATCTCCGCAGTGACCCTTGGTGGTAAGCGAACAGCCGAGGCCACAACGTCCGTGAGAAGTGCAATCAACGCGCTACTCACTCCGACAGAAGACCTTCAGTTTGTCTATAAACAGCTTGGGATTTCTAGCATTACAGCGGAAATTAGACAGCGCGGATTGGCCGCTGTTTACAAAGATATTTACGAAAATGTGAATAACAACGCAGATGCTCTTTCTAAACTCGTCGGTCGCGTTGAAGCAATCTCAGCGGTTGTTGCACTGACCTCTGGTAAGCAGAAAAAGGCTTATCAGGAGATGGTCGCATCCATCACTGACAGCAATAAAAAGATGGGTGATACGACAGAAAAAGCGTTCAAATTACTTGAACAGACTTCTGCAAACAGAATGGAAATTGCAAAAGGAAAAATCCTTTCTTCATTCACGGAAATTAGCAATGCAGCAATGAAGCTAATCATTCCAATTGCAGAATTAGGCGCAAACATTCTTGATAAATTGATGAAACCAATCGTTGCGACAAGCAATGCGATATCATCAATGATTGATGGTATGAACAGCCTCATGCCAACACTCGCAGCATTTGCTACGACAATTGTTGTGTTCAAGTCTCCTGCGATTCTTACGTTCTTTACCGCTCTCGCTCCCGTACTTAAAGCCGTTGTTGTTCCGGCCACTCTTTTAGCAGCAAAATTCATTGGCATTGCGGCAGCAATCACCACTATTACGGTTCTGTTTGATCAGATTTTTAGAAATTTTAATCTTATACCGACTGTCTTTGAATATGTTCTTGCTAGTATTGAACAATTCAACATATCAATGTCTGCAAAATTAAATACATTGTTAGAATCAATTCTTAATTTTGCAAAAGGTTTTACTGAAAAATTCCCAGACTTAGCAAAAGCAATTGGACTTAAAATCTATTCTGATGCTCCGAAGGAACAGGCAAAGAGGCTTGGAGATGAATTAGAAAAAGTCGCTGAAAGGGCAAAAAAAGCCAAAGAAAAAATCACAAAAGAATGGGATATGGGTGCGATTAAAGGCATCAAGGAAGCCTTTAGTTCACTTA